TGCAGACGGGATATAAAGTAAACCCGTCATTCTCCTATTTAAAGATAAAATGTAAAGAAAGGAGGACCCAATGGACGTATTTAATTTATTAATAAAAATCTCATTAATGTGTTTATTAATATTACAAATTATTGTTTTAATCCAAATGATTTATACAACTCATAAACGAAGTAAAGAAGATGAAAAATTCTATAAAACTCTTTATGAAAAAATCAATATTGATACTGCGAGGTATACACTTGATTTAGAAAAATCTAAGGAGAGTATCGAAGATGAACAAGTTGGAAATCAAAAATAAAAAGCCCGGAGTAGTATTTTCTGAAAAAGAAAAAAAGAAAACTAATAGTGAAGTGTTGTCTCAATATGATAAAAGAATAAATGATATGCTACACCGTATAGAATTCACAGATGCTACACCTGGTCAAGCTTATAAAATGTATATGAAATTGCAAGGTTTTTTAAGAAAAAGAAGAGCTGTAAAATCTTATAATGGTAAAATTTACACACCTCGTACCGAAACGGGTAATTATATAATAAATGGCAAAGTCACCAAAATAAAAAAGGAGGTCGACAATGGAAGAAGAAATTAAAGAACGAATTAAACAACTTGCTACTGTAATTGTAATGGGATTAGAAGCAAAAAATAGTGTATTTATAAATATCCAAATAGAAGAAGAATATTCACAATATGATGTGTTATTTGCTTATAATTTTGAAAATTTAGGTTTTCATCAAAGAGGTATTCGTGGAAACGATTTACTGATAAGTATTGTTGGTGGAGGTTGTCATGGATTTAGCGTAACTATACCAGATACTGACCCAGGTTATTATGCCGAAAAACTAGGTATACATAGTAACTTTTTGTCGTTTTTATTCAACGAAATACGAAAAAAATTAAAAGAAAAAAGTCAATAAAACTGTTGACTTTTTATTTTTTATATGATATATTATGACCATAAATAGAAGTAAGTCGTTTACAGGATTAAACGCAATAACAGAACAATAACAATTCTATCATTATATAATCCTGTAGACCTGCGAAGGTCTATTTTTTATTATAAAAGAAAGGAGGATTATAAAATGAAATTATGGATTTATGGTAAAGTAATGTCAGGTAAAACCACATTTGCTTCACAATTCGAAGACGCTTATATTATATCTACTGATGGAAATGCTGAATACACATTTGAACCAGATAAAATATTAAGAGTAAGAAATTATAAAGAATTAAATGATGCTATTGCTAAATTAAAAACAATTAATCCTAGTTGGGTAATAGTTGATACTACTTCATATTTAATTGATTATTTAAGATTTTATTGGTGTGATAAAAACGGTGTTGAACATGAATCTGAAATTGCATACAAAGGTTATACAATGCTTAGAAGTTTCTTATGGGAAAGTATTTTCAGTATAGCAAATAGTTTTGACAATGTAATGTTTATTTCACACGAACAAGAAGTGATTGAAAAGAATAAATTTGGTAGAGAAATTTCTAAATTTCAACCAGTGTTTGAAGAAAAACTTAGAGACCAAATGTCAGGACTTATGGGTATAATTGCAAGAACAGTTAAATCTATAAGCGAAGATGGAACAGCTAAATATGAATTACACATTTCAAATTCTGACGATGAATTTGGTGGTTCAAGATTAGCAATCAAAAAAACTGCTATACCATTAACTAAAAAAGATTTTGATGAAAATTTCATTAAGTCTGCTTCAAAATTTGATGGTGCTAAATTGGTATATGGTGAAGCAACTAAAGAAGATATGTATAAAACCAAATTAGAAGAAAAGAAAGAAGAAGAAAAACCAAAAAGAAAATCTGTAATAGGATAATTGAAAGGAGAATTATAAAATGGACAACGAAGATTTAAAAGAGTTAAATGCTATATTTAAAGATATGGGTGGTGTAGAAAAAGTAGAAGAATACACTAACAATTTTGAAAATTTACCTGATGGTTCTTACATAGGAGAAATAGAAAAATTTGAAACAAAAAATTCAAAATCATCTGGAAAACCTATGGCTGTTATAACTGTAGCAGTAGAAGATGGAAAGAAAGAATTCAAATATTTAATGCTTGCAGGTAATGATTTAAAATCTACTCAAACAAACGTAGCAAGAGCTGTTACTCAATTAAAAAAACTTGGAGTAGAAGGTGTAGAATTAGGAGACTTCTTATCAAATGCAGAAAAACTAGTAGGCACTAGAGTACAAATGACTATCAAAACAACAGTGTCTAAAGCTAGCGGAAATGAATTTAGAAATGTAGATTTAGAATTAGCATGAAGTATAAAATAATACCGATTTGTGTCGGTATTATTTTTTATTTAACTTGATTGTAAGTTCTGTTCACTTTTATAAATTATAAAATTCATTTATTAATTTTTGTGTTTCTCGTTTTTGTTTTGCTCGATTAAATTTTCCTTTTTCGTCAATACTAAAATCTACAGCTTTTACATCAAATGGTAATTCTAAATCTTCAACGTATACGACTTTACAGTCGTCAACCAACTTTTTATATTCTTGAAACATCGCATTCATATAATTTTGTAATTGTGGACTTTGCTGATGAAACCATTGATGATTTTCAGCAGAAAGCAATGCCCCATTTTCTATTGTAGCTTTACCTCCATCCTTTTGCATCTTAATATGATGGTAAGTTAATTGTTTCATTTTCATCATTTGTCCTTCACTTTTATAATGTCTTGGTTTGTCATCTTTTCTCAAATGTAATTTTTCAATAAAGCATTCTGCACCATATCTTTCTATCAATAAGTCTTTTGCATGTTTATTGCAACTCATTTTTACTACCCTCCTAAAATGCATATTTCTGTTCACTTTTGTGAACAGTTTTTGATTAAATTAATTATAAAATTTACATAATTAAGATTTACACTTCAGTAAAATAGCCCAAAAAGAAGAAATAGCCGTATAAGCGTTTACAATGCTCATACAGCTATTTTATGTCTTAAACAACAAGTTATATTCTTAAAATATCAAAATCCGTCTATGGGCATTTTGTGCGGTCAATTTTGTTGTCTATTTTATATTTTTTAATAATTTTGAGATAAAATATCATAAATGTCAATTTCTGTGTTTAATGATTGAGTTCTGAATACATATATAGGATTATCTTGTGCATCTCTAGTAAAGGAAGTACATACTGCAATTGTACCATCATTATCAAAAACTATAAATCCTACATCAATGAATCCTGATACAATTGTTATAGTAGATACATCAGTCACAGTGATAGTATTACCTATTGTTCTAGGTAAAGTTGTACTAATTGTACCAATATTATTAATCATAAATATTACCTCCTCGAACTATTTTTGTCATTCTATAAATTGTACTTGTATTATTCTCAACAGCTGTTACTACATATATGTGACCATTAACATCTGTTATTATGAAACCTGTGTCAATTTCTCCTGATATTACTGTTATATTATTATTTGAAATTGTGTTTACTGATTTCAAATCGGTCAATACATATCCTATTCCGTTTCTATTTGAATCAGTTGAATACACAGCCGTTATGTTTGTTGCTCCAGTTGTAGTAGTTAAAGTAGTAGTTGGGTCGTATATACTTCCTAGCCTACTTATGTCTCCACTCCAATACTGGAATCGCATACCAGTTGTAGGTGTGTCTGCTGTAATAGTTAGTTGTGTACCAGTTTCAAAATATCCTTGAGATAATCCTGTCAAATCAATAACTCCTCCTGTCAAAGCTGTTTTATATAATGTTCGATAAGTAGCTTCTAATTCAATAGCTTTACTTGGCATTTTTATATATTGAGGAGAAGATTCTGTACCAGGTGTTAGTACATTAAACATACCACCATCATATAATTCAATTTGTGTTATGTCAGTTCCATTTTTACCTATCCATCTAGTGAATGTGTAATGTGTATCATTAGTGTCTGTCATACTGAAGTAAACATCAGCCCTTTGTTCTCCATAATAATCAGCCTGTGTTTGTCCACCAGTTAAACCTCCAGTTAATTTCAAAGTGTATGTTTGCTTCAAAGGAGCATTGACTTCTATATCTACGTCATAATTAGGCACAGTTAAAGTTGTTTGGCTCAAACGTAAATATTCGATTATAGCTCTCGCGTCATCAGTTGTATCATGATTGTAAGCAAGCCAATCACTGAAGTATCGTTCATTTGGTATACCAGTTGCTCTTATTTTAACGACAGTACCTTCTGGATAAGTCCATCTTGAAACCCAATTTTCAGTGACAGTTACCTCACCAGTTTGTGGATCTTCGTACTCTGTTTCATAACAACATTGTCCGTATAGATTTGTCATAGCAACATCAAATCCTGGTATATATCCTTCTGGTACGTATGTTTCTGTTATTGTGATATTTTGTGCAGGCATATGTACGTATGTTTCTTCGTTATATATACCACCAGCTATATAAGCTGTAGCTCCTGTCCATTTATAAAATTCCATACCTGTATCAGGACTACTTGCTGTGACTGTTACATCAGTTCCAGCAGGATACTCATCTTGTTCAGTTGACCCATCCTTTCTTTCTATCGTAAGTGTATATTTTGCTTCTGTATCAGGAATGATATAAGTTGCTTTTAGTGTAACATTTCTTGCTAAATCTCTTAATCGAGTTTGTTCTGATAATGGTTCATACACATCATTAGCATTTGTTTGAAGTACATTATCTACATATACTTCCCATTGTAAAAATTGATGTCCAGTTGGAGCAGGTTTCATTTTGATAGCATTAGTTGCGTTTCTAAGTAATGTGGCACTTTCCACCCAATCACTACCATCCCATATATAACCATTTTGCATTGTTACAGTAAATTGTGGTATAGGAGTATATACAGCTTGTATGGTACTATCTTGTGAATGAGCATACACTTTTGTACTTGAAGCGTATTGATTAGACAATGTTGCGTCACCTGATACAACCTCCCAGTGATTAAATTCATATGTACTTGGTGCTGATCCCGAATTAATATCTCGATATTGACCTTCCGCTATATTATAAGTATTTGTACCACTATTAGTTATCACCGTAATCGTTCTCATATTATAATTAGCAGTAACCGTACCATCTTTTCTACCTAATTTAACAGTAGTTGTGCTACTCATATAATTTGATATACTATATAAATCTGAATAGGTCCAATGTGAGAAATCACCTGTGTCCGCTGTAATAGTTACAGATTGTCTTTCTTTGTAGTCTCCTGAACCAGAACCATTATTTACAGTTAAATGATAAGTTTCTTTTTGTCTATATTCTACTGTAATTGTAGTATTAGCTGATACATAGAATCCATAATCAGTTGAAGTACTGATTTGGCTACCATCTTTCAACCATCTTGCAAATAAATAATCTCCTACTTCTTCATTAGTAGTCGAACTCCAATAATTACCAGATAGCACTTGCGATGTAGTAGTCTGTCCACTATTATTTCTGTTCACTAATGTAACAGTATATGTATCATAAAAATCATATCGAGCTTCTATAGTTCTGTCACTTGCTCCCATTGTGATATCTAATTGCGTAGAAGTACTGATTCTAGTACCATTTTCATACCATCCATCAAATCGATAACTACCTACAACAGAGTTTGTAATTAATCTTTGTTTACGTCCTTGTACAATATTGTATGTAGACGTAGTTCCTCCATTATTTATATTTGTAACAGTTAATGTTTTTATTGGCGCATAATGTGCTGTAATTATAGCATTACCATCACCAACTGTGAATGTATTAGTTTGATTTCCTAATGCATCGGTACTCACACTACCCTGACCTTCAATTGTCCAATTATATATACCTTGTGTAGCATCTGGTGGAGTAGGTACTAATGTATAAGAAGTAGTTTGTCTTAATCCATTAGCTTGTGATACATCTGTGTTATCTACTCTGATCAAACCATCAATTACTTGTACACTATTGTATGAATATACATAATTAAAATGAGCAGTAAATGATATATTCACATCTCCCATACGAAATGATTGAAATGCACTATAAATATCACTCAGATAACTAGTATTACCACTCCAATGTGAAAATTCATAATGTGTTGGTACACTAGCTGATATCGAAACATAATCATTATAATTGTACCAACCTCCACCAGTACCATTTGTAACTGTTACACTGTGTTGTCCAGCATTTATATAATGAGGAGATAATGTTACATCACAATCTGGCATAGTAAGAATCGCAGTAGATGGGTCTCCTGAGTAAGTGGCTCCTACTAAATTATCTAATCCTTCTTGTGTGCCAGTCCATTCATAAAATGCTTTACCTGTTGAAGCTACATTTGCTATAATCATTATTTGGTCTCCTGCAAAATAAGGATGTGTAGTTGGTCCACTTTCTGCGGTAGGGTCGCTATTTATAGATATATAACCATTTACTAATGTCAATGTTCTTGGTATATGTGTTTCAAAATTAGCAGTAAAAGCTACGTCTCTATATGGCATTGTGAAATAGGTTTCTTGTGCTTGATAATTAGTCAATAAACCAAGGTCTTCTGCTTGTCCGCTCCAATATGTAAATGTTTGATATTGTGCACTTTCTCCATATTCAATACCACGAATTGTCACTATTTCGTCTTCTGCTACCAAAGCGGTAGTATTGTTGATTACTTCTACTGTACCGTCATCTCTTCTAACGGTTTTAATTATACCATTTGTGATAGTCACATTCCAATATTCTAATGGAAGTTTAGGTTGATTATGCATTAAATATAAAGCATATTCTATTTGGTTTGCCAGTACATAGTTGATTTGTGTAGCTGTATAAATTGTGGGTAATTCAGATGCGATGGCTGGATTTCTACGAGATTCATCTATTAATACCCTGACATTATTTATTATTCTATCGATTTCTGATTTAGTCGGTATTTTATCTCCTGTCCAATAATCATCTTCCCTAACATTTATACTTGGTGGAGTATGAACAATCTTCTTCTCCACCATCCATTCAGCACAATACGCTGTGTTTTTCTCTATTCTATTTAAGTCGATTGCGTTCCAGCAACCTTTTGGGTTTTCCAGATAGGGGTTATTTTGCACAGCTTGTACATTACCATAAGTTCTATCAAAAATAGGGTCAATCCACGTTCTAATCAAGTGCAATCACCTCCATTTCTCCACTCCAAGTACCATCAAATGTCCAATGATTTTGAAGTATATATACAGGCATTCTACCTGTGAATTGTGTTTGAATCACACCATAATCACCAGCATTTACCAATGGTTCTCCACGAGAAGAAAATGTATATTTGAATTTTCTTTTATACCATTCTAAATATTTTCTTTTAATCTGTTCACTTTGTGACACTGCTCCATTTGTATCATAAGTTGAAACATCTGACTCCATTATTTGAGTATCTAATATTAAACTATCACTAGTAACATTTCGTTCTTGTATTTGTTTTGTTCTAATGGGGTAACCTAATACTTCAACTTTTGCTTCTGTACCAGCCACATAACCACCAAGATTAATTAATCCACGTTTACTATATAATTCTGTATAAACAATTGTAGCCCCTGAAGTATCATCATTTGCCATTCTACACCCAACAGGTAAACAATCACTATAAGTCGTTTCTGTACTCATAGTTGTACAATTAATCGTTGATATAACTGTTAGATTTGAATAAACAGAACCATCTACTACAGCAGTTTCTTCACCAGAATAATCTAAATAAGAATAATATTTCGGTAAGGATATATCTGTTAACTCCTTTATACTCTCCAATTGTTCTGCAGCAGGAATACTTTCAAAATCTTGATAATTCCAATCATAGTTATTTGTAAAAGTTGTATTATCTAATATATTCAAATTTGCAAATTTTATATGTCCATTATCTTTTATCAATAATGTAGCCCCTACTGTAAAAGCTAATAATTGAATGATTTGTTTACAAGAAACTTCTGGCATAGACGTATTTACTTTATATTCATTATAAGATGTGTCAGTCCATTGTTCATATGGTAATAAAGTAGTTCCATCATACGTAGGTTTTGGTATATTATCACTTGACCATTCAATAGAATTCAAGTCTAATCCTTCAAACGTTAATACGTTTTCTGCTATTTCTTGTACAGTTCTTTCTGCTCCTGTATAAATATCTTCTGTATAATTATCTTCCATTATATCTAGTAATGAACCAGCTGTAAAAGTAGCACTTTCATCTGCATTTGCTGATACATCCATGAGTCTTAATTCTTTCCAATTATCCCATTCTATTTCAACACCATCTTGGGTAGCATCTATCATAGGATGATTATTATCCATTAATACATGTCCATTTTCATCATATTGATATCCACATACATTATAACCATTTCTAAATCTAACTCTCGTTTGATTATTTAATTTGATATAACCATTGTCTGGATTATCCACATTATAAATACTATTATAATTATTTACATCAAACTTGAATATTCTCGAAGGAAGTGTGTCTGATACATAACTAGTTTTGTCTGTGTAATCTATATTCAATACTTGCTCTTGATTTAGCACGATTGTTTTACCAAACAAAATTGAGCTGACTCTTATACGTCTGTGCCTAAATCGAGTGTTACCATATTCAATTGTTATGTGGTCTACTCCTGTTTTATTCACTTCAAAATTTACAGATGGTAAACTATCTAATAATACAGTTCTATATATAGGTTGATCGTCTTCGTTTACCTCTCCTGTTGGTTCTTGCCACTCTATATTTTGAGTCATAGTTCCTAGTAGATTATCACTATCATCATAACAATATATTTTTATATCTTTTGGATATCCAGAAGGCACCGCTGAATTCAATATAACTGAAAAATTCTCTATATCAGATGGATGTGTTAATTGAATAGTCATGGTTGGTTTTGTAGAGAATTCACCATTATCATCTGATATACTGTTTGAAATATACCCATCCACATTGTTCCCTTGATATATTATGAATCGACCATTAAGTAACCACAAATTCTCTTCTAATGTAGCAACTGTATTACTAGAATATCTATCAATATTAGTAAGAGTGGAAGTATCACATATACTCAGTCTATCCGTGGTGTTTATAGTAGACACAGGTATATTTGAATTCGGTGTATACATTATAATTTCTATATAACCTTCTTTTCTCACTATCGCTTTTAAATGATTTTCAAATTCTTGCCTATCTATATTCCCTAATGCATCACGATAAACAGCCATAAATTATCTCCTTTCTCGATTAATAACCGCATGTCGATAAGATTACATTTGACATCTTTATACCAAATAGGTCTTTTAAAATATATTGGTCGCCCAAGTGAATCCGTTTGTCCTTCTAAACGAACTGTTTCCCATTCACAAGGGGTGGCACTAAAGTCACCCCAATAATATTTTCTAGTTATATATGAGTCTGCTTCATCATCCCAATAACTTATATCACAATAAAATTTTTTAATTTCTTGCTTTAATTCAGTTAAATTAACTCTGGACATATAAGGCCAATAAAGATTATCAAATTTGTTCAATCTTCTATTTACAACTTGTGCTACAACTTTTCCTTCCGCATTTCTTGTTGATTTAACTAATTGTTCAGATAATTCATTGTAACCAATTGCAGGATTATTTACTGTATTATAATGATAATTGTTATAATATTCATCTAAATAATTCCCTTCTGGGTCTCTGAATCTAAATTCCTTGCCATTAATACGAATCAATGGTGCAAATGCATTTGTTTTTGGACACAAACCCATAATAATCTACCTCCTATCTCCTAATCATCTTGCATAAACCTTGTTGTTTAATATATTATTACTTAATTTCTTATTAGCTTTTTCTACTGTAGCAACTAAGTCGCTTCCTTTTTGTACAAATTGACCTTTGATATTTATACCTTGATTTACTTGGTTACCAATTTGTGCTACTTGTTGATTTAATTGATTTATAGCTTCTTCTAAACCAGCATTATTATTTGTTTGATATGGTGTATTATATTTTTTAGGTATAACAGCTTCTCCTCGATGTAAGTATGCTAGTCCATCATTTGGTACATAATTTGTACCAGTCGCATAACCTTGTATTTTTAATTTAGATGCTTTTTCATAACCATTGTAAGTCCACGTATTAGAATGACCAAACGTGAAAATTTCTTTGAGGGTGTCTCCTACACCTTGCCAGAAACTTTGATGTTGTTGTACTATTTTATCTATTTCTGACATTTCTTGTTTGAATTTTGTTTGTGTGTCGGTTCCTACCCCTTCAAGAAGAGCTTTTTTAACATCACTACTTGATTCTTGCCATATTTTTGATAATTCGCCTAATTCTTTATCAGTTACAGCCTTGTATTCTACCATTTTAGCACGTTGTTCGTCTGTCAAATTCTGAAGTAAATTCTTTCTTTCTTCGTCTCCACCTTGTTTGTATAACTGAATACGTTTTTTAGTAGCTTCTTCTGTCGAATAAACTCCTTGTTCTTCGGCTACTTCTATTCTTGCGGCGGCCACTTCAAAATTTTTAGCTTCTATATCTTGTGCTATAGCTAACTCTGTTTGAGCTTTTAGTAATTTCTTTTGTGCTTCTTCCAGCTTAGCACTCACTTTTGTAACATGCTCTTGTTTTTGTGCTAAATCAGTCAAACTACTAGACAATCCTATTTCTGCTCCAGATAACATACCAGTAGTAAATGTACCATCTTGAGTAGCTTTAACTAATTCATCCATACGAGTTTTACTGATACCTAATTTTTCCCCTTGGTCATATACAGATTGAGTAGTATAATCTAATGATTGTTTTAATAATTGTAGTTGTTCATCGAATATACTAACTTGTGTTTGTGCACCTTGTACACGACCTTCATATTGTTCTACTTTTAGCATTTCGTTATTCATGTTTCTAGCCGCAATTTCTGCTTGTTCAAATGCTGGAGCCAATGAAGTTGCTAATAATCCAGCTATACCTCCAATTGCAGCTCCAATCGCAGCACCTAATGGTCCACCTATAGCACCTATACCAGCACCAAGTGCCAATCCAGATAATGCTCCTCCACCAGCAGCAATTGCAGTTGTTCCTAAAATAGTTCCTAGATTACTTTTTTTATCTTTCTCATTACCACCGTATTCCATTAAACCTGTGTTATAAGCAGTATTATTTTTAACTTTATCAGTTCCTTTTTTAATGGCAATACCAGCTATTGCAACTCCTACTACCGTTAATAAACTTTGAGCAAATAAAGCTCCTAAAGTTTCACCCCAAGCACCAAATGCTGTAATCGCTTCATGTCCGACAAATATACTTTTCAAAGTAGTTAATAATCCGCCACTACCAGTAAAAATATCAGTAATACCTTCAATTATACCTTTACCAAAAGCTGTTGCCCCAAGTGCTTTTAATATCCAACCACCGACTTTTGAAAATACTCCTTTGATGGCAGTACCAGTAAAGTTTCCAAACAAAGCTTTCCATAAAAGTTTTCCTGCTATTTTCAATAATTGCCAACCTAAAAAGATTGTTAATAAATTTTTCAATAAATCTTTCCAGTGCTCTGTAATCCATTTACCAATTGCGGTTTGTTTAAACCAATTCCAAATAGTTGTTGCAATAGCTTTTAGTCCATCTAGTAATATTGTAAAAATACGTTTCATTGCTTCGCCAAATCCTAAATCACCTTTGATTAATCCAGCGAACAAGTCTCCTATATCTTCTGCTAATTTCCTCCATTGTTCAGATAGTTGTGGTTTATAAATATCACCCAATAAATCCATTGCACCACTATTATCTGTACCTATATCGTGTAGTTCATCAAAACCAGCTGTTACATTCGCCGCCGCTTCTAACTCTTCTTTTGTTTTTTCAGCATCTGCAGCAACTTGATCAAATAAACTTACAGGCATTTTTCCAAATGCTTCTTGTATTTTCATTGATATGATATCAACAAAACCAATTATATTAACTAATTTTTGAGACACCCAATCCATAAATGGTCTAAGAATAGTTCTCAAGTTATATTTGATGACATTCATAGTTCTTTGCCATTTAGTGTTATAACCCATAAAATCTTGAAAAGCTTTCTTTATTTGTGTAATTGGATTTAGTTGTAATAAGAAGTTTTTGAATATTTGTGCAGTATGTCTTGTCATTAATCTATATGTATAATTCAACACTTCTGATAATCTTGTTTGGTTTTTTAGAGCTTTACCAGTTTTATCTAAACCAGCATTTAAGTTCGCAAGAATATGATTATTTTGTCTTAATACAGGTGAAGTAAATCCTAATTGCTTTATTATTCCTCCAAGTCTTCCGTGTGTTCTACCAACAACTTGGTCTACCATTCCAGCATCTGCTAGAATAGATGCCAACACTTGCTTTGATTCCTCTAATTGTAATACTAAGGTTTTAGCCTCTGTTGTAGAACCTTCTAGTATTTCTCCATTTGCTCCTAATTTTAAATCTCCACTAGCTCTCATTCCACTCAAAGTAGATTCTTTGCTTTGTATATCTTGTAATATATCGTTTGCAGCTTTACGTATATTCGCCATTATTTGATTTACACCTTCAGCTCTCGCTCTACTTTTTTCAAGAGATGGTGTAAATGCAAACGATAATCCACCAGTCATAGCACCTAATATATTACTTTTAAATCCTCCAGTTTGAGCCTTAAACATTTCTTTTCCAGATAATGCTTTAGCTAGTCTATCGGTGATATCAGTTGTATCAACCTTCACACCTTTCGATAAATTTATATCTTTGAATAAATCTCCAAATTTGTCTCTTCCTCTAAATAATGACCATCTACGAGCAAATAAAATTTTATCTCCATTATCAGTAGCATTACGACCTCTACTCAAACCAAATCTCTTAATACGTTCAGCTGACATTTTATCTTGTTCTTCTGAAGTTGCAGCCATTATTTTCTTATAATTAGCTGTCGTTTTTGTTAAATTAGCAAAAGTATCTTTTAATTTAGTCACCCAAGAATGTGGATCCTTTATCGTTGTTGATATATCTGACCTTGACATATCTCCATATGCAACTCGACTCTTTCCGTATTTACGTACATATTCCATCATACTCAAAGCTTGTTGCATTTGCGATTGCGCCGGTACTAACATCTGAGAAGGGTCATTTTTAGTTCTGGTTTGTCCTTTTT